GCAGGCGTGGTGCAAACACACGGGCCGGTAACGAACGTCCAGCCGCCGAGCAAAAAAAGCACAGGTTCCGGCGAGTGCCCGGTGAAAATCTGCCCCGAATGTGATGAGCTTGTACATCTTTCAGTGCGAGTTTGCCCTTCGTGTGGGCACAAGTTCCCGCCGCCAAAACCTAAACCGCTTCGGCTCCATGATGACGATATTATGGGCCGCCCTACAGAATTCTTTGTGCGAGCATGGCAGTGGGATGTAGAAATTTCACGAGCCGGGAAAGAAATGGCAACCATAACATATTTTGGAGCAGATCTTCTTAAAAAAAATATAAAAGAATATTTATGCCTGAACCACGGAGGCTACGCCTCGCAAAAAGCCTTAAAAATCCTAGCAGAGATGGTAATGGCAACTGGCGCGGATGTGCAAAATCCGCACGATCTTGAAGAGGTGGTATCAAAAATGAATCAAACAAGCCCTCCTAAAAAAATAATCAAAAAGAAAAGCGGGAAATTTGATGAGGTGGTGAGCCGGGAATGGTAAATCCTCTTTTACAGCTTCCTACAAACCGGCTCCCTACGGAGCACGAGGAACAACGAGTATTTGTATCTATTTTTCGCAAAAAATATAGACCCGTGCGGATTTTCGCAATACCGAACGGGGGTAAAAGAAGCCCCGCGACGGCTGGCAGGCTGAAAGCCGAAGGCGTTTCTCCCGGCGTGCCTGATCTGTTTATCCCGGCGTGGGGCCTTTTTGTGGAAATGAAACGCCAGAAAGGGGGTGTTGTGTCCGAGAAACAAGAAGATTGGAAAAAATACCTAGAATCCGTAGGGTTTGGAGTTGTAATTTGCGCCGGTTGTAACGCCGCCCTAAAGGAGGTGGAAAAGTGGCGGATCTCACACAATTTATAGGCAGAAATTTCAAGGTAGAAAAAACGCCCGATCTTTCTCCAGAAGAGCAATTCCGCGAAGCCCTCCGCCAAGAAGGTATAGAGCCGCCACTTGAAGTTGTTTTCGACGGGCGGATTCATCGGTTTAAAACTTGCGGCAAAGATAAATCAGGCTGGTATGTAGTTTTTCCAGACAATATCCCCGCCGGGCGTTTTGGTGATTGGCGGCAGGATTTTTCTGTAACGTGGTGCGCAAACGTGGGCCGTCCGCTCACAATGCAAGAAGAATTGGCGCGGAAACGGCACCTCGAAGAAGCGAAACTTGCGCGGGAAGCCGAACGAAAAAAAACGCAAGAGGTAGTAGCCGAAACGGCAGAAATGATTTGGAATTCCTGCAAACCGGCTACCGCCGACCATCCGTACCTAAAACGGAAGGGAGTCCAGCCGCACGGAATCCGGGTAACAACAGATAACCGGTTGGTACTCCCTCTTTACAACGGGAAGGGCGAAATATCTTCTCTCCAATACATAGGAGCAGATGGCTCAAAAAAATACCATCCAAGCGGGAGTGTTGATAATAAGTTTTTTGTTCTAGGGGAGATAGAGCCCCTGAAGCCCGTGTTCATCGCTGAAGGGTTTGCCACTGCCGCTTCAATTTATGAGGCAACCGGCAACGCAACAGTGATAACTTATTCGATTGGTAACCTCGCAAAGGTGGCCGGCACGCTCAGGGCACACTCCGGCATGGCACAGGAATTTATCATCGTAGCCGATAACGACGAGTCAGGGGTGGGACAAAACGGGGCTCGAAAGGCCGGGGAACAATACGGGATGAAGGTAATTGTTCCGCCCGTGATCGGTGACGCAAACGACTACCTACAAGCGGGCTACGATTTAAAAGCGCTCCTCAAGCCGCCGTTGGAACCGGATTTTTTAGTACAGGCCGACGAGTTCTGTAAAAAACCTGATCCGCTTCGATGGCTCATAAAAAAGTATGTGCAGGAAAATGCGCTCATCATGGTGCACGGCCCGAGCGGTGCAGGGAAATCTTTTGTGGTGCTTGATTGGTGCTTGCGTATTTCTTCGGGGCTCCCATTTTGGGCCGGCTACGGCGTGAAAGAAGCGCCGGTTGTGTACCTTGCCGGCGAGGGGCACCACGGACTCAAGGCTCGTATCGCCGCATGGAAAGAATACAACCACGTAGAAAGTGTGAATATGTGGCTTTCCCGATCTGGATGTGATCTTGATAAGCCGGAAGGCTACCGTCTGGTAGCCGATCATATAAAAACCCTTCCGGAGCCGCCAAAACTTATCGTGGTAGATACCCTCCACAGGTTTCTGGCGGGTGACGAAAACCTCGCGCAAGACACAAGAGTAATGCTCACCTCGTGCTCTTCACTCATGAATGAGTTCGAGTGCTCTGTTCTTCTCGTACACCACACGGGTGTATCAGAAGAAGCCCAGCACCGCGCCCGGGGCTCTTCGGCGTGGAAAGGTGCGCTCGATACGGAAATATCCGTAGTCCCAGGGAAAAACGACGGGCCTTTGCAAATCGTACAGCGGAAACAGAAAGACGGCGAAATAGCCGATCCTGTATGGTGCGATTTAGTATCAGTAGAAATTCCAGGGTGGCTCGACGAAGACGATGAACAGGTAACAAGTGCTGTGGTTGTGCCATGCGATCAGCCGCCGGAAAGGGAGAAGAGGGACTCGGAATTGGCAGAGTTTAAAAAGCTTTTTCAGC